TTTTTCTGATAAAGATTTTGAAGAAATAAAGGATTGGCTCCATAAGAAATTTAGCGATATTGAATACTGCGAGTCATTGAAAGATGATGAACTTCCAATTTGCACAATGGAGGAACGATACAATTCTGGCAACAAATATGCGGTGATGAAGAAAGGAAGAAAAACCGCATTAAGAGTGTTGGATAGTAGGGAGTCTGCCGAAGAATGGATGGGTTCAAATGGTGGGGATTTAATCGAAGAAAGACTTGGAGAAGATAAGAAATGCGTTGATTATTGCAAGGCGGCGGCTTTCTGTTCTTATGCAAAAGAAAGGGGTTATGTATGAAACTTTTCTGCCCGAACTGTGGCTACAACGTGGAAACGGTTCTCCGCATGACTTCCAATGCCACGAGGTACACTCCTGCTGAATATGAGGAATGTTGCCCCGAGTGTGGACTGTCCGAAGATAAGATGGGGGAAGCCGAAAGTTACGAAGGAGAATACGATGAAGTCGATAATCCAAAGTGAGAAGGAATGTTGGGTGTGCGGCTCAACCCGGCACCTCGAACTACATCACTGCTTCGGTGCCTCTAACCGTAAAATGTCCGAAAAGTTTGGACTTACGATTTGGCTTTGTCTGGAACACCACAGAGGTAATACCGGGGTTCATTTTAACCCGGAATTAGCCGATATGGTTCACCGACACGCACAAATGGTATTCGAGAAAGAACACAGCAGGGAAGCATTTATGGGGTTCTTTGGTAAGAATTATTTGGAGTAAGCCTATGAAACTACAAGTAAAAGCAATAAATATAATGTACGATGCCTACCGCAACATTGTACTAAATCTAACCATTGACCCTCGTCATGCGGAAGCGGTTGCCGAACTCAACAACGAAATCCAATACGATGTGGAAATCAAAAAGCACACCGAGAAACGCTCCCTTGATGCCAACGCTTATTATCAAGTATTGCTCGATGCGTTAAAGGACGTTTTGAAAGTTGATCGTGATAAACTGCATCGTGAACTACTTCGCAGATACGGACAAACTGCAACCGATAGTAACGGAAACAAGCTGATATACTCGATTCTTTCCGAGGTTGACGGTTCAACGGTGGCGAAATATTGTGAAATAGTTGGACATGGCGAGGTCAACGGAAAGGCATTTACACATTGGCGAGTTCTAAAAGGTAGTAGCGAAATGGACACGAGGGAGTTTTCGATTTTACTGGAAGGATTGATTGACGATTGCCACGACCAAGGCATCGACACAATGACCCCTGCGGAGCTGGCGAAACTTAAAGGTTACACCGCAAGATAGTGAAAGGAGAAGAAATGAAATACATAATACCGTACATTCCCCAGTCTGACAATCATTACAAAGGCAGACAGAATGTATGGGAGTACCGGAACGATAAAAAACTATGGCTTGAACTGGGGCAAGTCTACATTAGACCAAGACCCAAGGAGCCTTACAAGAAAGCAGTTGTAACAATTAAGTATTTTTTCAAGACGAAGGCAAGACATGATCCCGACAACTACTCCGGAAAATTCATCATGGACTGCCTAACTGAGTACGGAGTAATTCAAGATGATAGTTTTGATTGTGTGAAGTTAATTATTGAGGGCGGGTATGACAAGAACAACCCAAGGACAGAAGTGGAGGTAATAAGTGGAGATACGGATTAAAGATTACACAATATATTCCGACAAAATGTGTTTGTGGATAACTGAAAGGCGATATTTCAAGAACAAGCAAGGTGAAATTTTAATTAAAGAGGACAAGGTTGGTGGATATTCCCCAAATTTTGAAACATTGTTAACGAGTTTCGTCAACAATAAATCGATGGGTTCGGGTGCGATAGAAGTCGAGGAATTTCTACAAGACTTAACCAAAATTGAAAAGGATTTAATGGATATTGCAAGAGAAATCGGAAAGAAGGTGGACAGGAATGTTAAAAAGTGAATTTACGGGCGAGGTAATGGTATTTGCAAGGGAACACAATGGTAGGATATTTTACAATATTGGACTTTCCAAGAAGAAACAAGATGGAGAATATCTAAACGGATATATGCCTGCCAGTTTCCGAAAAGGTGTAGAAATTCCCAACAAAACGAAAATTGACATTAAAAAAGCATGGCTTGATTTTTACATAAACAAGGATAAACAAACCGTAATAGGGATATTTGTTTCGGAGTTTGAAACGGAGAGCCAAGAGCCGGAAGTACCCGAAGGATTCCAACAGTTGGACGATGAAGATATACCTTTTTAGGAGGAGAAAGTTCTCCCTTTTATGGGGGAGATTTTGTTTGATTTTAAAGAGTTATTATTAAAAGAGTAAGGGGGGCAAACGATGTCGGATGTGAAATGGATAAAAATTTTAACAGATGTTTTTGACGATGAAAAGATTTTACTGATTGAACAATTGCCCGAGGGCGACAGCATTATAGTGATATGGTTCAAATTGTTATGTTTGGCAGGGAAGCAAAACAATTCGGGAGTGTTCCAAATGGCGAATGGGATTGCTTATACTGATAAGATGTTGGCAAGTATATTCCGCAGAAAAGAGTCAACGGTACAACTTGCACTTGCGACTTTTGAACAGTTTGGTATGGTGGAAATTATAGATGGAACGGTTACGATACCGAATTGGGGGAAGCACCAAAGTATTGAACGAATAGAGGCACGGAGAGAGTATCAAAGGGAGTATATGAAAGAGTATCGAGAGAAGCAAAAACAGTTAGTTGATAGTAAAAGTTTACGTAAATGTTTACGTAATGATTTATGTAAACAGGATGTTAACCCCATAGAGAAGATAAGAACAGAAGAGATAAGAGAAGATAAGATAAGAAAAGAAAAGAAAGAGAAAAAACATTTATATGGTGAGTTTGAAAATGTGAAACTCACTATCGAAGAATATGAAAAAATTATCGAGAAATTCCCACATGACTATCAAGACCGAATTGAAGATTTATCTATCTATATGGACTCAAAGGGTAAAACTTATAAGAACCATTATGCAACAATTTTGAATTGGAGCCGAATGGAAGAAAAAGGGAAAAGGTCAAGTAATCCATTTAAGGAGGTGTACTTACAGGAGGAGAAAAATGAACAGAAAAGAAACAGCCTACTTAATGGCGGTAATCAAAACAGCTTACCCCGAATACTACCGCCAGTCGAGTGACATTGAAGATGCAATTAACTTATGGCACGAAATGTTTCGGCAAGATGATAGTATTCTAATCGGCGAAGCGGTGAAACGGTTCATTAAGCAAGACGATAAAGGGTTTCCGCCAAAAATAGGGCAGATAAACAATTTAGCGAGGGACATAAAAGCCGAACAACGGAGAGAGCAGGAGATGGAACGAACAAGGTTAGAGTTAGAGAGACCCAAAAGGGAGATTACCGAAGAAGAAAAACAATACCAAGAAAAGGTTCTTGCTAAAATGAGAGCATTTTTGAATGGTTGAGCAAGTGAAAAGAGAACTGTGACGGATTGAAGATGAAATAATGGATGATTGTAGCATAGCTTGTTGGCTAAATCTGCAAGATTAGTTGGAGTTAATTCTCCAGAGAGGAAACGAAATGAAAAAAATACTAAGAAAGTTTGCTAAAGCAATAGAAAATCATAAATCCATAGGAAATTTAACGATATTCGGTGATAATGCAATGCACTTTGGCTGTCATTATTGGACTAAAAAGTATGGTTATATCTGTTTTAGATTACCTGTCTTTTGTGGGATAACAGACAAGATATTGTATGGTGACAAGCTGTATTGGAAACCGTTGTACTTATATTTCAGCCCTAATGCTACACCTTGGGGAGCGACATTTATGATAGGTGGCAGATTTACTAAACTTGAAAAATTAAAAGCCAAAGAACGCAAGATAAGACTTGGACACAATTTTCAGTATGATTCAGAAAAAGAGGATTACAACTATCAAATTCTGCATCAGATAAACAATTATTAAAGCTACGAGTCAGAACTTAGTTTTATTTAAGTTTGTAAAGGAGAACTGTAATGAGATTGATAGATGCCGATGCACTACTTAGCGATAGGGAGGTTTAGGAAATGAACGCAAACGAATATCAAAAAATGGCACTAAGGACAGTAAACACAGACGACTGGGAAGAACTAATGCTAAATGGTTCCCTTGGAATCTGCGGAGAAGGTGGAGAGATAGCGGACATAGTAAAAAAATACAAATTTCAAGGCCACGGAGTAAACCTAAAAGAAATGGCCTACGAGCTGGGTGACCTTCTTTGGTACTGTGCAATTTTATCAAAGGGAATAGGATATCCATTAGAAAAAGTCATGGAAATGAATATTGAAAAGCTACAAAAAAGATATCCAGATGGCTTTAGTGCTGATAAATCCATAAACCGAGGAGAACCAACGAAAGATTTAATAAAAGACTTATTAAGAAGCATGAACCGAGTAGCCGAGAATTATGCAATACCAGTACAAGCCTATTACGCATTAGTAAACGCAATCGAAGAATTGAAGGTGGGGCTATGATGGACAAGATTAAAAACCTATGGGAAGAAATTGTGTATCAAATAGAAGATTTTGGCTATCGAAGGTGCACTAATGGTCTATGTCTACACCAAACCGATAGCTCAAAAGATGTGGAAGCAAGGCATTAAGACCACAGATTGGGTGGAAGCGGTTAAGGGGGCGATGTGATTGATTGAACAACTCAACGTGGCAGGGTTAAACAAGATTGAAGTTGCCATAAACAGACTTAAAACATTTGAACCGCCCGAAGGTTACTACTTGGCATTTAGCGGTGGCAAGGACTCTATTGTTGTAAAGGAACTATGCAATATGGCAGGAGTTAAATTAGAAACAGAAATTGAAAACATAAAAGAGGTTATAAGCATGTTAGAGATGTTCGCAGCGTATCTAAAAGAAAAAAGGTTAAGCAAAGACATTCGAGATGTAATGATGCAGAACTTAAAGGATAAACTTAAAGAATTAAACGAAGAACTTAAAACCATATAAGGAGATGCAAAATGACAAAAGTTTGTGCATATTGCGGAAAAGAATTTGAAACCAGAATGTGTCGGCAACGGTTTTGTTCGGGAAAGTGTAGATTGGAATACCATAACCGAGAAGACAGAGAAAAACGAGAAAAGAACGCAAAGGTTAAGATAGTCAAGTGTTGGCGGTGCGGCAAAGAGTTTGTCAAGAAAAACGGAAATCAACGGTACTGTTCGGCAGAATGTAAAGGGATTGTTGAAAAAGAACAACGAACTCGCTACAACAAAAAGCGAAGCCGAGGAATACCGTTACAGATCAATGAAGTCGAGCAGATTGGTGGTTGGGTAGCGTTGGGACATGCGATAGTGAAACAAGCCACAGACGATTATCTCAAAGCGTTAAAGGAGCATGAACGCCATCCGTACAATAATATAGCACTTGGCGAAATAAAGAGTTGTGAACGATTCTTTCGGGGAGAGTGGTTCGGGTTGTTAACTACACTTGATCCGGATATGTTGATTCAGAAGTTGCGAAAGGAAGTGACGAATTGGGCGAATCAAGAATTAGGGAATACTACCGGAATTATTTAATATTAAACCGAAGAATCAACCGACTGTTGCAGTTAAGGGAGATTTGGGAAAGCCGAGCCGCGAAGACATCGCCGACATTAAGTTTCACCCCGAAATCAACCCCAACGGAGAACCTACAAGAACTTGCAGTATGCAGAATGATTGAGTACGGTCGATTGGCAGACGATATGATAGACAAGTTGGTTAGACTTCGGAAATCGGTTGAGTGCTACATAAGGCTAACTGGGTGTCAAGATAGTAGGTTAGCGGAGATTTTAAAGGTGGAGGAATGAAAAAAGATTTTCGCTGTTCAATGTTGCAGAGTGGGGAGAAGAAAGACCAAATTGCTGTCATGTAGTACCAATACTGTATGATGTGTAGCACTTGACATTATCCACAAGATGTAGTAGTATAATATTGCGAAGCGTATGTAGAGATATAACAATTCGGATGTTAGTTACAAAACCCACTTTAGGCCGGGAAGCTATTACGGGGTGGGTTTTTCATTATCTCCTTTTAAAATAAAGAAAGTTTTTTCTGAAATGAGAAAAAACTATGTGAAAAGAAGAAGTTTTTTCTCTGTAGAGAAAAAACTTTACTTTATTTCGATTCGGGTCGTTAATCGGGAGCCTGACCCACTTCCAATATTGTTAATAAGACTGGGGAACCCCCGGTCTTTTTGGTATGTAAGGGTAAATTATGCGACACATAAATAGCACAGGGGCGGGAGTGCAGTTGCATTATGGGAGAAATTTATGGATTGGAAACAGAAAGCAGTTGAATTGAAGTTCACACAAGGCAAAAGTTGGACGGAAACCAGTAAAGAGATCCACGAAACATATTTCGACGGTGAAGATTATACCAAGGTACACGAAAAAGTAAGGGGTTATCTACGGAGCCACCAAAAGTACCAACAGGACAAATACCTTGAAAAGAAAGAGCCGAAGATAATCCGCAACAAATGGACAGGCGATAGGATAATTCGGTTTGGACTGTTGGGCGACACACATTTTAATTCAAAATACACGCAATACACACATCTGCACTCATACTATGACATCTTGCAGAAAGAAGGAATAACGGAAGTCTATCATACCGGGGACATTGACGAAGGCGAAGATGTGCGGCAAGGGCATTGCTACGAATGTAGCCATCAAGGGGTAGATGAACACATCGAAAACATTATATCTGCATATCCGCAGAGAAAAGGAATCACCACACACTTTATTACCGGCAACCACGATACAAGTGTATTCCGCAAAGTCGGGTTCGATATTGGCAAAGTCATAACGGATCGCAGACCCGACATGACCTACTATGGCAAAGACTGGGCGGTAATATATCTCACACCAAAATGCACGATGGAGCTTTGGCACCCTTGGGACGGCGGCAGCTATGCTTTATCCTACAAGCCGCAGAAAATGATTGAATCCATCAGCGGTGGGGATAAGCCGAACATAATTGCAATTGGGCATTACCACAAGTCATTATACATACCCGAATACCGCAATGTTCATGCGTTTCTCACTGGCACGTTCCAATCGCAGACACCGTTCATGAAAGGCAAAGGTTTGGCGGCCAATATGGGTGGTTGGATAATCGAAATACAAGTAGACGATAAAGGCACAATTAACCGTATCAAGCCGGAGTTTATACCGTACTATGTACCGATTAAAGAAGATTGGAAGAACTGGATATAATGCACTCAATGCAGATTTTCCCCACGAAAGGAGAAAAAATGAAAATCATTGAACTCGATGATGACGGTTATCCAACCGAGGAATCGCTTGACGAACTACTGGAAGTGCTGAATGGCAAAGACATAGACTTAGCTCACGAATCTTTCTTTGATGCCATAACGGGTAAATACGCAATAACGGGACCCACCACAGTTGATGTTAGGGGCGAACCTACCGAGGTATTGCAGTTTCATACGGAAGGGTGGAGTGGCAATGAGGCGATTATCAGCATCTTAAAGCAATACAGGTTATGGGATCTCCTCCTTGAGCGAATGGATTCTGGCGGACACTATTACTTTAAATCTCAAAAAATGAAATAAGAAGTCGTTTTCGTCTGCATTATTTCAGTATTTTCCCCACGAAAAGGTAAGCTCTGAAACAGATAATTGCCACGAAAAGGCAAGTTACCAGCAAGTTACCGTTGCGAAACAATCAACCTACATTCTAATGATTTGAATGATTAGTAGGGTAGAAAACTACACAATACATTGGAAAAAAAGAATGTTATACGTATAACCAAGAATGAAACCCTCTTTCGTACCCATATCACACACGAAATAAGTATGAAAGTAAACTTGGAAATCTATCATGCAAGGTGCAAAGCAGGGTAATGTAACGGTCAACAGCAAAGGTTCATACCCTTTGAATACGGGTTCGAATCCCGTCCCTGCAACCAACAAGAACATGATATACAAGAATATAGTCTTGTAACATGCGATATATTAGAAAGGCAGAAAAATGGTTACATTTAGCCTTGTATTAGGCTTCGCTTTGGGATTCATTGTCGGCATACTACTGATGATAGTCCATTATGAGGGGTTATGATATGTTAATTTATGTGGCACATCCGTTTAACAACGAAGATTCAAACCGGGAGAAAGTCGCAAGAATAATCGACAGCCTGATATATGAGTACCCGGAACACAATTGGCTTTCACCAATCCACGCAACAGGGCATTGGTATCAATCCATGAGCTACGAGCGAGGCATGGACTGGTGCTTGGCATTATTAGACAAGTGCGATGAAATGTGGGTGTACGGTGATTTCCAAAACAGTAAGGGGTGCATGATCGAGATTCAGCATTGTGTGGACAATGGGAAACCTTACTGGATAAAGCCGATACCGTTAGGAGCAAAGACGGAAATCGAAAAGTTTTGCGATGGGGTAGATACGCTATATGCCCAAAAGGGGATATATTTAAGAACCCACAAAGGCTTTGAGTATGATGAAACTAACAAGAAATGGATTGGGGAACAGATATTAACGAAAGTGGAAGAACATGAGGTAGAGTAAATGAACCGAGCCGAGATATTGCACGAAGCAGAAAGGTGTATTTGTTCAGACAGGCAGAACGAATACGGCACACCCGAAGATAGCTTCCAAGCCATTGCAAACTTCTGGAACACCTACATGGGGGAACGAGTAGACAAGATAACATCTGGCGATGTTGCAATTATGATGGCACTCTTAAAAGTCGCTCGTATTCAGACGGGTAGATACAAGGCAGACAGCTACATAGATGCGTGTGGATATTTGGCAATCGCAGGAGAAATAGAAAAGCAGGGATAAAACCCTGCAACGGTATCTACATATAGTTGTATCACTTGACATTATCCACTATATATGGTAGTATAATATTGCAAAGCTTGTGAGAAGAAATAAACCTCGGAGAAA